TTTAAGCTCTCACGTAGTAATCATCCCCCTGATAGGAAACGATTGTGTAATCTTGTGCCAAGGCTTCCGCAGCAGCTTCCCAATCAATGTGATTGTAAGGCCATGACGCATTTCTTTCAGTTACTCCCAAATCTTCCGCTAGTTCCCTTGCATAGTCCTCAAAATCATCGACGGGAATCATGGTTTTCCCATGGTTAAAATCGGAAATTTCGCTTTCCAGTTCCTCCAGTTCCCCCAGTTCCTCTTTCTCGTCGTCGCTGAAATTATCAATGGCATTTTGCAAAGTTTCTTCCAGAGATTCCTCTTCCTCTTCCCATTCCGTGAATTCTTCCCCATCCTCTTCGGAGGGTTTCAAATCCCTATGTTGATCCAATTCGCTTTGGGCATCGGTGATGGCGTCCCGCAGGGCTTCCAGTTCTTCCTTGCGATCTTTCAAGTCTCTTGTGTCAATTGTTTTCATCGTGCTTTTATCTTAATCTAGTTTTTAAGCGATTTAGTAAATGTCCTCCACATCAAATTGTAAAACAATCAATTTCCGACGAATCTCTCCAAGTTCATTTTTCACTTTCTTCATATGAATCTTGGATTCAAGGGAGAGATTACCTTTTTCTTTATTGGCAATGTCCTGAATCATCGTTGCCAACTGCTGTTTAATGCTTTCGTATTGGTTCATAGTCAAATCTTAATCTAGTTTTTATTCTCCTAAATATGTCCACCCCACAAATCCCAACCTTTGGAATAGCTCATCCTTGAAGATTGTCCGTGCTTCCTTTTCCGTCAAATGGATTTCCAAAGTATCCCCTTGGCATCCCTTGATTGCAGCGAACAAATCCGCGCTTCTCTCAAACCGATATAAACCTGCTTTGTGTTTCATGTTTGAAGTATCCTCTAGTTTTTATTCAGGCACTCCCGCCCATTCCAGAAGTTGAATATCGTCGGAATTGATATGCTCTTTCAGGGATTCCAATTCCGCAATTTCTTCATAACTGATACGTTCCGCTTCAATCTCCCCGCGAAGGTATTCCAATCGTTTTTGAATTTCGTTCATGGTGTTATTATTGTTTAGTTTTTAAGAGATTCTGGCAACCATCTCCACCCCATTCAGAGGGCGAGCGAAGAATGCTTCATTCCTATCCGAATTCCATCCCGTGTAAGCGAATTTCCTCCCCTCAAACGTAAGAACCTTCTTCACAAGCTTCTTCACGTCATCCCATCCTTCAGGACAATCCACTGTTAGGAATTCCCTCCCCACATCTTCCCGAATGCTATGTTTCACTGTCACTTCCTTTGGATCAATTGTTGCTTTCATGGTCGTATTATGGTTTAGTTTTTAATATCCTTTGTCCAATGCCCATTTCTCAATCTGAGAAAGCATACTATTGGAAATTTTCTCTTCTCCTCCATTATCTTTCTCAAGAAATCCCATATCCAGTGCCAGACCAAGGGAAGATGCTCCCCCCGTATTGCTCTCAATGGTACAGAATGATCGTTGTTCCCCATCTTCCTCAAATAATTCCAAGGTGACGGTATATTTTCCAAATTTCAATAATGATTTTGTCTCTTTCATGGTTAAATCTTAATCTAGTTTTTATCAGTCGTATTCAAATCCCATCACAAAATACCAGTCTCCTATCTTGGCTTCCGAAGCCGATCCCGTGCGGGAAAATTCGTGTATCAATTTCGATTCACAAAGGTAATCCCATTCATCGGGGCGGAATCCTTTGTTACAGCAGAATATCCGATAGGATTCATAATCCTCCGTTCGCGCTCCCATCTTATTATCAACTTCCTCTTGGGAAATGGGACAAATATCCTTATTCTTACCCTTCCATGCCTTACCTACCTCTTCCGCCTTGGCATAGATGGCATCCGCGATGGGTTGCCATTCCTTTGGCCAACCATTTCTTCCATGCCAATAATTGAAATCCTTCACCCATTGGGGAAATTCATGAGTATTGCGGTAGTTCATGTCCAAAGTATCCTCTAGTTTTTAAGCGAAGTTGGTTAGATATTCCGTATGAAATACCCCATCTTTCAGAATATGAATGAATTTGACTTCCCGAAAGAATCCCTTGCGTTCCGCCTTGTTGTCCCAATAATCACGGTCAAACATATGTTCCTTGATCCATGCCTTGGCTTTCTTGATTGTCAGGTGTTCCATGGGAGTTCCCACATGGTATTTCTCCCCATCAATCTCTTCAATGCCTACTGTTTCAATTGTCATGGCTTAATTATGGTTTAGTTTTTATTCGTCAATCCATCCCGAATCGCTTGCTTGGTTTCCTTGTTCCACCCATATAATCGGGCATCCATGTCCAGATTCATCAGGGCATTGGGAATGCTTCCGCAATAGTGCGCGGTTCCCAGAAAGTTTCATACAGCGGTTTCATTCACCCTTGCGCGATTGGCAAGCTTTTCAATCTCTTCCCTTGGTATCTTGTTCATGGTCGTATTATGGTTTAGTTTTTAAAAGCAATAATTTTATTCCAATATTCTCCCACCTTGTGATTCCATTTCCATGCCAACTTATCAACCCGACGATTCCAGTATTTCCACCTACGGAAATTCCCATGTATCAGGCGATTTTCATTTTTGATTGCTTGGGATAACTTTTCTCTCGTAGTCATGGTTAGATGTTGCTTTAGTTTTTAAATAGAAATTCCTGCTCATTGTCGATGGATTCCTTGCACTCTTCCATGTCATCAAACTTGAGAAATCGTTCTTGCGTATCGGAATAATACTCAAACATTCCAGAAGGGAATAGAATAGTGATACCTTTGCCGTTGTGTTCAATGTAATCAGTCATGGCTTTATTATCGTTTAGTTTTTAATAGTAAGTCCTTGCGCTTGCCCAGACCTTGACAATCTCTCCACTTTTCAACTTAACTTCCACGCTATCAATGGTTGCCGAATCCTCAATGACTTTCTCAATGTCCTTGGAGAATTGATAGGTAGGATTGGAAGTATAACCAATTGACCATTCCTCATCAAGCTCTTGGCATTCCTCTTGGCTAAGTTCCTTCTTATCCAATGTCCCCTCAGAGATACGCCATTCCGCCACAATATCCACGGGAATGCTATAATCACCTTGGCATCGCATGAACAAAGGATAGGCATAACCTCCCCGCGCATCGCATCCCGTATGAGCATAGCATACCATCAGAGCATCATCCTGATAAATCCAATCCCCATCATTATCCGCCGCATATACTTCCCATACATAGTCCTGAGATAAGTCATTCTCATTGTTATATGTATTGTCCCTTGCAAGTTGTGTTAATCCCAACACATCGGTTGCAAAGGTTTTCCCCGCTTCAAACCATGATAGCTCGGAATTCTCTTCCAATGCCGCCCATGCGTCAAATTGCTCTTGAATGGCAAAATCCACTTCACAAGTTTCAGCAAGGAAAAGAGCGGTTTCAATGGTTGCAGTAACGTCATTACTATACACATCAATCCTTACAAGCGGTTGCTCTTCGGAGATTGGAGGTTTATCATAATGCCTTCCGTAATAGTCTCCACTATCCAACATGGATTTGCCTGTATTGAATCGGAATGCCTTGGCGATTGTCTCTTGGTTCTTGGTCATGTCGTAATTATTGTCTAGTTTTTAAAAGTTTCCTGATTACCGTATATCAGGATCGGGCGGGAGCTTCCGCTATGCTTGTTTATGAAAACATATCAATCAAACACTTCTTCAGTGGATAGAACGTTTTCCATCTTGATTGTGAAACATTCAGGCTTTTCCTTTTCCCCTGTCAATTTCTTGGCTTCCGATGGAGTGAGATATGTTGCAAAGGTATCTTTTGGCGTTTCATCACCATTGACAAAATATCGCACGGTGGGAATCGAATCAGTTGGATACAATCTGCAATAATATGATTCGTTATGCTTGATAAGGTATGGATAAAAAACCCACGAACCCCATGGAAGTTCTTGTACTTCCCCACGTTCATTTGCTTCGATCCCAGCCTTAACACTGGAAAGATTTTGAAATTCCAAACCAGAGCGAACAATCGTAGTTGTGCGCTTTTCCAGAACAACGTCCTTATACGAGGCTGCTGGTTTTGGATTGCTTTTCCATGCCGCTCGCATGAATTGACCCTTTCCTTTGAAAAAGTTGGAAAGGATTTCGTTGGCAGTCAATGACTGAATGTTTGTAGTGTTGTTCATGTTTGTAGTGTAGTCTAGTTTTTATCAGTAAAAAATGTATCCCCGCCCAAGGCTATCTTGTTGGAGATTTGTGAGAACGTTTTTCAATTCCTTTACACCCGTAGTATCATAGTCATCTCCCATGTCCTTGGCATCAAGAACCATTTCAAAGAAACATTCCCCGATTGCTTCCATGAGATCGTCCTTACTATCGCACGTAATGGCGGTTGTGGTCTTTCCATACATTCCCCGTCCACTGTAATCTTCGTGAATGGATAGGTCGTTTCCGTAATCAAAAAGCATTTCTGCGATGTCTTTGTTCATGTAGTAATTATCGTTTAGTTTTTAATCAAGATTTGGAAACCATAAGTATGCTATCAATAAAGCAACACCCCATAGAAAGTTTCCTGATATCATCAGCCAACACATTGTAATGAATATAATTCCAGTTATCATAATTAAAATTCCTCCCCTTCTTCGGTGTAGATATCCGCATCTTCATCCAGATAATCCTTGATACATTCCTCACTTGTGAGATATGTCAATTCATTCTCCAGAGTATTGCAGAACATCTTGGCAACCTGATCAAATGCCTTGCGAACAGTTTTCCCGTCAAACAGTTCATTCCATACGCATTCCACAATGTCATCATCAAAGCATACCCCAGTGAACCCACATACACCGGGAAATTGCATGTCCTTAAAGTGTTTGGGACGGGCATAGCCATTGTCAATTAGAACCCGTAGAAACCATGCCAGAGCGCGATTGCCTTCCAAGTCCTCAACATGATAGTTATCAACTTTCACCTTCCAATTTTGGCAATAGCTACCAAAAGAATAGTCAACCAATCGCAGATTGCAAGCTTCACAGACTGCTTTCAGGGAATCCAACATCTCTTGGGAAGTGAATTCCAAAAGACATTCATCGTTTTGAGCATCCTTAATCTTGTTGGCAATTACCGTTGCTTGCGCTTCGGGGGAGAGTTCCTTGTAGGAGTAGAGTTTCGTTTCGATTGTCGTCATGGCGTAATTATGGTTTAGTTTTTAAGAGCGAATGCTTCAGGATACGAGTTCCATGCGGGATTCTTTTTCCGTAGGATTTCCAATTCTTCCAATGTCGGCTTGTTGTCCTGCTTTGCAATCCAATCAATGGCATGGTATCTTTCAGCGATTTTCCGTTGGGATTGGTAGAACATTTGTTGTTGTGTCTGCATGTCCAAATCTTAATCTAGTTTTTAAAAGAAGGGATGGAGGACTTGAACCTCCATCCCTTACTCATTCAAGATAGTTATATTACCCAGCGGTAAGAACCATGTCACCCCGCTTGATAAGCTTCTCACGCTCCACAGGATTGACAAGAGCGGATACAAAGCTTCTCTTGTTCTCCATACCCAATCCGAATTCGGCGGAATATGCTTTACGTCCAAGGTCTTTGTTTGATCCGCCAGTGCCATTGCCCCTAGTCCAGAATTCCGTTGCACCTTGGGCAAGGTAGAACATATTCCCACCGCGATTACCGCTACCATTCCATGCCAGAGAGACGATTTCCGTCATCTGATTCAGAGAACGGGTGGAAAGCTTCTCTTCGGTTTTGGTCTTGTCTGCAAGGTATCCTGCCACAAAGCGTTCCGCCTTGGAAAGATCGCATTCAACGGCATAGAGTTCACCCATTTGTTCCTCGAAACGATTCCTTCCCAAAAGCACATCATTGACAATCTTTGCCATATTGTTAATACGAACGGATGCGTTCTTGGTATGGGAGATATTGAATCCTTGTTCGCCTTTGCCATCCAACGCAGCACGTACGGTATTCATACAAACTTGTCTCAAGAATGAATCGAAGAATACAGCATTCTTAGTTCCATTGTGAGAGGTAAAGAGATTGAAAAATGCCTTACACTCACTTCCATCAGGAAGATTAATATTTGAATTTTCATCAAATTGAACAGATACAAAGAAATTCTTCAAACCTGATAGAGTTCCTGCGGATACAATCTTATAATTTATACCTTGTAGGGATTCTTGTAAGGCATCAAAAAGAACCTCATTTTGCAGAATCTCGTATTTATCCGATGCTACATGGACAGGTCTAAAATCACTGTCGATATCATCAATTCCCCTAAGATCAGCCACAATGGTTTTCCATCCCTCCAGAGGAACTTCCACCCCGTCGATGTTGACGTTAGCTTGTCCTTCCAGATAAGGAATGAACAAGGGATTCAGAACCTCTTTAGTAAGAGGAGTCTGGTGATTTTCATCAAGTGAGTGCCATGCGCGTTCGCCATAGGTGATTACCCGATCAGTTCCAATTTCAATTTCGTGTGCCATTGTAGTAGTGTGTGTTGTTGTTGTTGTTCGTTACGTCCTAATTGTAGTCTAGTTTTTAAAAAAGTCAATTCGTTTTTAGTCTTCAATGCAATGTTTTTGAAATTTAGCAATCACTTCATCCCGATTGATGGGAAGGAACGATGGCTTGTTGCCGTTTATCATATCCACGATGGGATTTACCCAGTTATTCGATTCTGCTCCCAGATAATAGTAAGATTTATTGTTCATTGCGACAACTTTACCAGAGAATGTCTTGTCAGTGGGAATAATCCCATCCGTTTCAACAACGAATCGGGTGTTCTTATCTTTGTCGATATCCAGCGGAATGAACATGTAGTATTGTTTGGTCATGGCGTTATTGTGTTCTAGTTTTTATCCAGCAAATCCAGCACCCATTGAAGGCGGAATTGTGCGGCGAAACGATCAGAAATATATTGAAGATTGATAAGGATTGATTCTTCCGATTCATATCCATAGGTATCCACTCCCTTTCTATTATCTAAAGGCATCCACCCACTCATTTGATCATACCAATTCAGATAGCGAAGTTCAGCAGCAATCTCTCCCCTGTATGGTTTCAGGATTTCAATAGCTTTGGGGAGTGTCATGTCCTTCAAACCATAGAAATTTGAAAATACCCGTCTAAGAATTTCATAGCGATGCTCTCGCTTCCTTTGGATTCTGTTGATTGTTGTTCTCTTCATAGCTCAAGTATCCTCTAGTTTTTAATAAAAATTCACATGGGTTATCGTAATGGCATCAACTTCAGCATCGTCATAATCATTACAATCAAGCCAATAATTTAAATCATACATTTTACCATTGGTTTTTATCGTGAATAGTGAATAGGAATGCTTCAATCTTCTCCAATTCCCGATCAATTCTTTGTTGGAAGGATTGTATTGCGCGATAGCAATGACTTCGATCTTTGGAAAATTTAATCTCCACATCCGTAGTCTTATCAAACCCTAAAAATTTATGACATGAATCGATCTCGAAATCAATTTTAGCATGTCCCAAATCATGGATGGAAATACCACCCTCAACATACCAATTGCCCACCAACCAATACACTTTCATGAAATTGATAGGATTGGTTTTGATATCATACTCTGTTAGCTGAATTGCGATTTGCGCTTCGTTCATGTGCGTATTATAGTTTAGTTTTTAATCCCTCTGAGTGATATTACCACGTTCAGATTGTCTCTTCACCATATCGTCAATCCCATCACTTGGATCGTCCACACATACCAAAGCATTGTTCAGCATTGACTTGATTTGATTCATATTCAAATCTTGTTTGTTATCGTCGGCTCCCAACCATCCTTCAACGTATGCTCGGACTTGGTTAATTGTAAATGTTTTATTCGGCATGAGAATAGTATGCGTTAGTTTTTAATCACATATCAAGATAGACCGCAGGTTTTCTATCGCCCACCAGACGCTCCATCAAACGGTTTTTCCACAGTCTTTCCGATTCATCTTGAGCTTCTTTCACAACGTTTCCAATGATATCCTGAAACGTTGGATATTTTTCGTAATACCCAATATAATCACCGTAACAATTATCATAATAGATTTCAATTTTCAATCCTTTTTTAAGTTGTCTCTCCTTGACCGTAAATCCAAGTTCTTCCAATTGTTCTTTTGTTAAAGGTTTCATATTATATTATTTTTCATGATATCCACTTGGGGAATGAATGCATCCATGACCGGATGCTGTATTTCCACACCACCTACATTTGTTTTTTCCACTTCCATGTTTATGTTTTTTCGCAGGACTAATGGTGCATCCCGATCCATATCCAGTTTGTCCACAGAATTCACATTTTTTTTCATCATCAAAATGCTCATGCTTTCCATATGGAGAAGCGGGACAACCTAAACCATAGGATTGGGACTGACAATATCTACATTTGGACATGTTGTTACTTAATTTCCAAAATCCTTTTGGCATTCAGTCCCCCAACTTTGTTTGTTGGATGATCCTTGCGTGTTGGAAATCTCCCATGCTCTTCATAGAACGATATAAACGCCATAATATCCCGATCATATACTTGTCTTGGAGTGTCCAGCATATGAGTCTCCCCATTGGGAAGCATAACATGATGGGTGTAATACCGATCATCTTCGGTTTCATGTCGATCCACGATGATCGTATAACCATCAATTTCATAAGTTTCCTGCATCATATTACGAGTATTTTTGTATTAAAGGATGAGAGATAACATTGGCATTAAACTTGATTCGTTTGTGATAACCACGAATGCGATCTCCTTCAATGTTATAGAAATGAGATACCCTACCGTTCGTGGTATCAATCACATTAGAAAAGATACTGGATGCGCTTTTCATACTGGATTGGTAATCCTTGCCTAGAAACAGGCGATAGTGGATTTTCCAGAATGTAGATTTGATCAGATTGATTGTTGGTTTCATACTTCGATTATACGCTAGTTTTTAAAAGGATGGAGGCGGGAGGCTAGGACTCCCCAAAACGCTTTCGCGCCGACCGGATTTCTTCCAATCCAACCTCCAAATCATTGTAATATTTTTTAGTTAGTCAACGATACCCTCGTTGATCTCGTAGATATTGGAAGGCTTGCCACGGGTTCCAGCAGGTTTTTCCACCTTGCCTACCACGCTTGCCTTACCCATCTTGATTAGGGTTTGAAGAAAACCATTCACATAAACGGTATCCACTCTCAGCTTCTCACTCAGTTCTTTTACTGTTGTTCTCATATTGTTATTGTAATCTAATTTTTGTTTGATTTTCAGATAGAAATTTGTTGCTCCAATGTCACGGAAGAATGCGGTGTCTCCTTCGATTGATTCAGGTTCTTGAGTTGTCCAAATGAATTGATCATCCTGATCATCATCTTCCGCTGCTTGTTCAAATACGATCTTATACTGGTCTTCCCCAATGTCAATGATTTTTGCGTCCTCCCCAATGGAATCTTTCCAATAAGAGATTTCCAGAGGTTTGTTGATAAGGGCTTGGGGATTGAATTGGGGATGCATTACTTTAATTTTTGTTGGAAATGCTCAACCAATACCATTCGTGGTGCAACCTTAACTTTAACCATATTAACAACACTGAAAATAGTAGTTAGTATGAAACAAAATGACATTATTAACGCCAAGCTTGTAGATACGGAAATCATTGCTCCTTTCCAATCTCCACCATATTCAAAATTCCATGATTTAATACATGGTTTAATTAGAAACAGAGAACCAATAATCCAAATGATGCCGATGATTACCGTTATCATATTACTATAGAATGTCCAATTGAGAACTTCCTGACAGTAGAGAGGAGCTTGTTCGCCAGTGAAGTCAACCAAAGATTGACCCGTCGATTGAAGCCATTGAAGGGCTTCGTTTATTTGTTGTTCGTTATTCATATTGATATTGATATTGTATTCTAGTTTTTAAATTCTACGCTTGTGATATAATCGGCATATTTCTCATGTTCACATTTTACTACGATCATAGGACTTCCCTCATGTCTGATATCCTCTCCCACTTGAACACCCCACCCATATTTGTAATGAATGGTATTCATATCGGAAACGAAAAACCCAACTAAATCCTTGGGATCAAGCGTTGGCAATTCCCATTCAAAGCTATGTAGATTGAAAAACATATCTCCTCCAAATTCCGAAAGCCATACATAAGAACTGGATGAATTGAGTTCCGTCTTGAGAACGGTATATTCCTTTCCAATCTCCAGCTTTTTAGTATCTTCCACTACCTGTAGAAACCATGAATTGGTTTTGTTTGTAATGGTTTTGATTTTCTGACCATCCTTTGGATAGGCATGTAGAATCTTGCGGTTGTCGAAGATACTATCCATTAGTCCTTGCCTTGTTGTGGTGTCCTACCATAGACCTTTCGCGCTCGCTTGTTGGATGCTTTCGCGTTCCATGCAGTATCGCAAACGTCTCCCTTGAAGATTTTGTTGCCATTGGTTTGCTCATCCAATGTGCTGCACCATCCTCTTGCCCTAGCTGCTTTAGTTTTTTTATTAGCCATTTTATTTATTTTTTTTCGTTATATGCTTTGATTATTCCTTGTTTGTAGAATGGAAAATATGTTATCAATGTTTTAATATCTTTCCCATTTTTTATGAAAAACATCCACATTTCTTGAGAGATTGCTTCGGGATATTCCCCATGCTGGTTCAGATTGTAACCAGACTTGAACCAGACTTTTTGCATTATTGTCATATTATATCTTAATTGTTGTAATGTAATTCCATTGATTCTTAAAGAATGCCAACAAATCCCAGAACTTGTCATTGCTTAAAACAACCTTGTGATCCGTTCCCTCTTCGTAAGCGATCTTACGACATGGAATGAGATTTGCAAGTTCTTTCTGCTTGGTTTGTTGGAATTGTTCCAATGTCATATTATTATTTTTTACAGATTGAGAGAAAGGACAGAACCCCTGCCACTAGACACAGTGTAAGCCTAAATGCCCCACTTGTCAAATCATCCATACCAATTTCGATAAAAGTTTTATCAGCTAGAAAGAATGAGGGGATGAACAGAAAGATTCCAATCAGGAAGAACGCAGGAGTATTTCCAAATCCACTATCCAGAGCGAAAGGACGGGAGATGAAGAATGTTCCGATCAGTGCCAACAACATACCAAACAGGCTGAAGAATCCCAGAGGGATGGACATGCCGATAAAGAATAGGATACAGCCGATGATTATTTGTGGTAGCTTGAACATGTTGCTATTGTATTCTAGTTTTTAATTGTTCTTTGGATGATCTGGCAATTCTTGGGATTCGGCAGACCATCAAATTCCTCCACAGTGTTCCCATCAATGATCATAAGCAGAACCTTGAGGAATTCCCCGTGGGATACGATGATGATATCCTTATTACCCTTGAAATTATTCTTGAGATATTCCAGAAAGACAAATGCCCTCTGATAAACATCCGCAAATGATTCCCCTCCTGTTGGACGACGATAGAAATCAAATAGGTGATTGCGCTCTTCCCTTGTCTTAAATTTCTCCACTTCATCCCGTAGGTTGCCCCATGCTCGTTCGATGATTAGTGGGGATTCTTGATAAGATGAATATATTGTCTTGATTTGTTTTTTGATGATGGTTGCTGTTTCCCTAGCTCGCACATATGGACTGGAAATCATGTGAAAAATATCAATATCTGACAAGTTCTTACCAGCGTTTTCAGCCTGTTGCTCACCCTCTTCCGTAAGAGGGATTTTCCATTCGGGCATTTGGTAATATATTTCAGGGTGCTTATTACCCAAAGATTCTGCATGACGTACACAATATAAGTTCATAATAATTTTTATCTACATTTCCTAAAAATATCCAACCGGATATACTAAGTAATGATATATGAATGATACCAAACTTTGTAAATATTGCAATAGTGAAAAACTGCTAATTTTGTTCCACAAACATCCTAATACCAAAGATGGATTGAAAAACAAATGTAAAGATTGTTGTTCTAAAAGTATCAAAGAATTGAAATTAAAAAATGTTGTTGGGTATAAAGCATCGAACTTAGACCGACCAAATTTTCGTTCAAGTAATTCAAATTTAAAAATTTGTTCTGGATGCATGATTGAAAAAGATTTGATAGAATTTAGATATAGAAAATATGGTAAAGGTGGTCATTTATACGGTCCCACAAACCGCTGTATAAAATGTGAGCATGAATATACTATAGAATACAATAAAAAAATTAAAGGTAACAGACCACCCAAACCAATAGATCAATATTTGAAAAATAAAAAGTATATGCGAGACAAATATAAAAACGATCCAGTATATAGAGAAAAATACTTAATTAGAAGTAGAGAGAAAAAAAGAACCGAGAAATATAAAGAAAAAGCTAGAGAACAGAGATCAAAATGGTTGGAGAACCCAACAAACAGAATAGCCAAAAACATGAGAGATAGAATGAGAAGTGCGTTAAAAGGAACCTCGAAATTAGAATCAACAAGAAACATGACAGGAATACCATTTGAGGATTTAAAAACGTATTTAGAATCAAAATTCATAGATAATATGTCTTGGGATAATTATGGGAAAAATGGGTGGCATATTGATCATATAATACCGTGTTCGTTATTTGACATGACTAAACCTGAACATCAGCGAATGTGTTTTTATTATAAAAATCTACAACCAATGTGGGCATCTGATAATATTTCAAAATCGAATAGAGTTAATATAGAAGATTGTCAGATATTGCTAAATGAAATTAAAAATGATTTGAGATTAAACACAATATAAGTTCATATCAAAATTTTCCGATTGCGTTTTCTTTCACCTTTTCAAAATCCAGATTCTCGTTCTCAAACCGTCCGGCCATTTCATACAGGACATACAGTGGTTCGCCAATCTCCTTTGCAATGGACTTTAACACATCTTCATCCTTTGTCAAATCCAAGTCTCCATACCACACCTTGCCGGATGATTCTGTGAAGACGTTGGCATTGAATACCACGACATGATCAGGATACTCTTCCCGATATCTGGACTTAGACCCTGATATTATACGGGCAATGTGTAGCCCATGTTTTACAAATATATCAATCATATTATTTTTTAGAATCGTATTCTTTATCAATAATTTTGAACGTCTCACCTTTACAATGAACTACCACACCTTCAAAACCAATGTTCCCGTTCGCATACTTTTCCACCAATTCTGGAGTTAGCACCACATTTTGTTCCAGAACGGGAACATGTTTAAATCCGCAAGCATTGGCAACTGCAATGAAGTTATGTTCTTCTTCCAAAGGAATGTATCTACGATTGGTAATATCCCACACACTGAACATCTCCCAAGATGTTTGTTCTTTGGCATCCACGTTAGCCTTGTGACCATTACGACCATTGCCAAAGCTCTCCCCACGAACGCATAAAGAGATTTGATTTTGGATGCAATACTCTCTCAGCTTGTTTTCAATATCATATTGGGGAATATGCACTGTCCACACGTTGGGACATTCTGGTTTGAGTTCCAAAGAACGGGACATCACACCAAACGTATCAGATTCCAAATGATAATAGAACGATCCTGATGAGCCATCCCTTTTTCTTGTGACCGTGCAAAGCTCTCCATATGGAAGAAAATCAAATTTATAATGATTGTCCTCATCGGTCTTGGGAATACCAAATGGTAGTCCACCTTTGGCTTGCAGGTCTTTCGGCGGCGGGGGTTCGAATTTTGTCACACCAATCATTTCAGAGATTTCAGTTCCATTCGGGAGATCATATAATAATCTTGCATCACTATAATCAGCGTAAGTATCTTTGGAACGGATGATGGTTTCAATCTCTTCCACAATTCCCATAGACCACTCATTTCGTAAGCGGATGGCACGAACCCTGCTACTCTTAGCCTTGTAGAATTCAGCCCAAGGCTTATCCGGTAGGATAGAATCAGGCCAGATGAATATGATTTTCTGCCCTTCCTTATATTTGCCCTTGGGGACAATCACTTGACAGTTACGGACTTCCAAAAGTTCAAGCGAATCCGCGTTGGAATGCTCATATACACGGGTGATTTTTTCTATACTCGCTAAATTATTCATGTTTTTATTTCGTTAAATGTTTGTGTAATTTGTGACATTCTTGGGCGATCTTCCAGACAGCGTTCACACCCCTACCAAATTTCTGCATCTTACCCTCTCCGACAAGCTCCCGAAGGAGAATGCCAGCAGTATGTTCAGCAACACCAAGCTTGGCACACACCCGATCCACAGTCAAGTGGGGAGGTTCATCCATATTGAGAATTTCTTCCTTGCGAATCTCCGCAGTGGGAGTCTTATCCTTCTTAGGCTTTTCAGCTTCCACGGGAGCAACATAAGCACCCTTGAAGTCAAATCCCTTGGAAGTCATCATTGCCATATGAACCTTGGTTTCTCCAAAGCGATTCTTATACACATGGAAGAGACGCATGGTATCATCCTCCTTATCCACTGTGACTTTCATATTCACATCCACGGCATGAATGATATCAGTTCCACCCTTGGGCAGTCCTTGAGTAGTGATATGGAGAACGAACACCAGAACGCATCCCGTTTCCTTGGCAGTTGACAGTAGCAAATCTTGTGCGTATTGGTAGAACTCCCTCTTCTTCATTTTAGAATTGGAAGAACGAAGGGCTTGAAAGCTATCCACAACCATGAAATCGTAATCGGACATGGCTTCCGCAATATCCTCAACATTACTGATATGGGCAACATCAACATCCGTAACGCCCAAACGCTTGCAAGCATAGGCAATTTGAAGATGGGATTCCTCACCAGATGCAATGGCAGCTTTCTTGTCTTGAGTGGCAAGCATTTGAGCGATTTGAGCCAACGCTGTGGATTTTCCAGAGCCTCCAACTCCGCATATGGAGATTGCACTTCCCGGCATAAAGCCTGAAAGATGTTCAGTGCCAAACATCATGTCAATTTCGGAACATCCCGTGGTCATCCTATTGAAGTAGGAATCAGGAATCTCGATTGAGGAGCATTTTGTGAATTTGGTTTCTAGCGTGTTAATCTGCATGGTATCAGTGTAGTCTAGTTTTTAAACAAAGTCTTCTTTCTTACCATAAGCCGTGAAGGTATCACCCCTCATATCAAAATCAATTCTACCGTCTTCATAACCCAAATGATAGAACTCATTGGATAGCTCTTCCATGACATCACGGATCGCTTCCATGTTGTCTTCGTTACAAACTCCATTGTTATACAATTCGTTCAGTGCTGTTTCAATTTTCACGTTTTTATGTTCTGGTTCACCGTCAATTTTCAATACAAGATCATCGCCTTCCACGACGATCATCCCCCGATCCATCATCTCATTGATCGTCTGGTTAAAGATAGCAGTTCCATCCCACTTGTCAAGGATGTCTTTTGATTGATGGGGATATGACATGATCACTGCGACCGTTCCTATCTCTTCAAGAGATAATCTTCCATCAAATAATTCAATCGGCAGCGTTATTTCGTTATTCATTTAATGTGATTTAAGCCACGATGCCAAAGTGTCAATTGCAAAGATTCCCATTACGTTGAACTGACCACACGCTTGATAGAATGCCGCTTGTTTAAATCCCGAATCGGAAGCATATATGAATGCCGTTTCATTGGGAGCTACCCGAACATAGAACTCTGGTAACTTCTTGGACACACCCCATCCCACCAGATTGTTCACCAATCGCTGGATAGCATCATCAGATGAGGGTATTGCACCTGAAAATACAAAGCCAAGGCTTTCGCTATGGTGATATTTCAGTTCATGAATAGGTAATGTTTTTTCTTCAACCATTGGAAAATGCATTAAACGTAATATTTCCCTCTTCAATATCTTTGAAATATTTTAAAGCTCGATTGGAGATATTTATATATCCTTCCATGATTTGCTTGACGGTGTTCTCCGCTTTGGGAAGTTCGTATTCCCTTGCCAGCGCACGAGCGATTGCGATCTTCAGTCCCTTGTGCTTGTTCCATGGATCAATGGGATTGCAGATGGAATAACCATAGCAAACCTCATTCTTATCCCGCAGAGCAACGACTACCCCACGGGGTTGTCCCTTCTTGTTTCTAATGTATCGAATTAGTGTGTGTTCCATTGTCTTTGTAGTGTATTCTAGTTTTTAATCGTGATTAGTTCCGGCCAGTAAAGTAAAGGTTTTGATCCAGACTTCAACGTGTTGCCGATAGTCAAATGAAGTCCTTGATATCCTTCACTGTCCACAATGTTAAGCTCCTTTTTAATTTTGTCAATAGCTTCCGAATAGACTTTCAGATAAAACATGATGAATCCCTTGGTGTATCCACCGCGAATGAGATAGGGATCGTATTCAAATTCAATCTCTTCTCCATCATAGTATTCAGCACGTTGCCAATTGACTTTTTTGTGTTTGGATGCCAATGCAATTGAAATGTGTGCGCCATGGAGGGGTTTTTGTAATCTGATCCAATAGGTTTTTGAAATAAAAAAATTATAATAATCGAGAATATCTGATCCCATCTCCACAACAATGCGAGACTTGGATGAGTCAACTCTTATGGTTCCTCTGGCTTTCAACAATACTTGCTGCATCTGCTTTCAAATCTATCATTTCAATCCACGCCAAAGAATCAGGATCAAACCCATCACATGGATAAAGATGTCCAATCTCTTGATTATCATCTGTGAAGAGTATGATATTTTTTCCGTAATTATGTTTATATTTCATAACCATTCTGGTTTATTGCGTTTCCAAGCATGTAAGTGTGCCTTGTCAAATTTTACATAATACCTGTATGCCATGATCGGATTACTCTCATCAAATTCTGGCAGTGTTCGACAAATGCTATCCTCCGATATGGCAATGGCAAACGGTGTCAGGTCAAACGAATCAAATCCTAGCTTGGATACATTATCCTCACACCAATCCAGAACCGCCTGAGACTTGTGAATCTTCCCATAACGTGCTGTATATTCGTTAAAGATGGCATGACCATGAGCTATTGTCCATTGAAAGTTGTCATAGCTTGCCCGTATCCAAATATTTGAAGGATGTTTGGGATGCGTTGGTTTATAAGGAGCTTGGATACCTTGTAGGTGGTAGGTTGTGCAAAGCATTTGAACAAGCTCTAAGCCTTGTTTCAAAACGTGACGATCTACCAACCATCTGGCAGATTGATCGGGGTCGGATGAAGTACTAAAAATATTCATACGCTGATCGTATCCTAGTTTTTAATGAACACCTCTTTGAACGTTTTTAAGATAGTCGATCATATCCACAATATCTCGACGGTCGAGATTAATGTGAACTACATCTTTGTGACAAAATAAAGCCTCCCAAGCCGCCTTCAATCTGGCGCGGAAACCATTTCGCCGCGATTCTAGGGCGACAACCAGCCAATTCTCATCGAAAGATTTTAGCCAGAGGGTTTTGTTTCGCCTGTGAAAGTTTTTAGTCATACTTTTATTGTTCTACGCTATGGTATTTTACTTCTTTTGTTTGTAGGTTTCTGATAAAGTTTTCCGCTTCATGTTTGCTTGGCCGTTGGATACAGTTTTCCCACCACCAGAAAAGTTTATATTGAACTGTAAATGTGCTGTCACCATTGCCATCAATTGTTTCTTTTATTCTGTATTTCATAATTCCTTGATCACTTCGTCTTTTAATGAAAGTGTTGCAATTTTAACAGCGTCTTCCGCTTCCTCCACAGATTTAAATTTCATATAATCCATATAAGCAGTTGTTATCGCAAATCCCAACCTACGTAATACGCTATGTTTAGGAACGCCCCACCCGAATATATTTTTCTGTTGAACTATATAGTATGGGGTGTTGTCCGTGTAATATTTTTTAACTATTCTATATTTCATATTTCAAATTCTTTAATAGTCGTTTCTACAGTTGGAATGGAAGATTTATTGATTATTTCAACAACTCTTTCAGCGGCTTCCAAAGAATCATATCCTGAATTAACATAACCACAAAATCTATGCTTTCCGTTTTTGGCATTCTCCCAATATTCCCACCATAAAAATTTGGTTAGATATTCTATATGATACCATGTAGCAAAACCGTATTCTTTTTTAACTATTCTAAATTTCATATTTGTCCATCAATTTATCTTACAGTCGAGAATTATTTGCAGATCCAAGATCCAAAATTTTCTTTATATCTGTTTACAAGAGCTTCAACATATTTCGTAGCGTCTTCCTTAGATACAAAACCATTCTTTGAAATGTTCTCAATATTTCTTTCGAGTGTTTCGGCGTTATCTACATCGTAAGAACTGATTACATCAGCAAGCCAAAATTTCCATCCATCCTTATAACATTGTGCCACGATGTTTCTAGCAACACCAGCCATAAATCCTGTAATCCCTCCCTGATCATCACATTTACAGATGATTCCATGTGGAGTTGACATGTCAGGACTATATCCGATATTGAATTCTCCTTCAAATCCATCCAGATGTTCCATGATATTGATAGCGACATTTACACATGCCGATCCATACCCATCACTATTGATTGCAATCTGATTTTGTAGCAGTTCCTTATTTATTAATCCTTTAATATTGTCTATGTTTCTCATATTATTTTTCATTCTTTATAATCTTTTTCAATTCAATCAGCCGTTCCATGAGTTGGTAAATATCAAGAGGTTCCTTTTCATCATATCCAAAATTAATAAAATTATTGTCACAACCATAGCCATCTCCCGCAGGAGAATTAATTGTTGATTTTTGGACTGCAATGTAATGCTCACCCTCCACCGCTTTAGTGGTTGATTTAAGCACGGTGATGACATGTGCCTTGAGTGCAGCATGTTGTTCAAGCGCAAGCGTCTCAGGCGTTGTTTTTAATAGTTGTTCTAATTTCATATTTTTGTTTGATTTATCAAAAGTAACAATATTTCACAACTTTCCCGCTTTCGTCGCGGTATTGAGTGTAAATATGCGTAGAGACGCATGAATCTTCATTCTCCTCCCATACTCCAAGTTTTTCTTGTAGGTCGTGCAATGCTTTTGCATACTGCTTGCAAGCGGCTTTTGCACTTGCCATATTATCGTAGATAATGTTGTCTTCCATGTTTATAGGTTGTTTCTCTTGTATATTGATTTCAATTTTGTCTTCATGAAATTTAATAATTCCATCTCGAACCAATTTGTCAGCTAATTCGTTACATGTTTGATCGTCTCCCCATTGTTCCCTAGTTTTTAAAGAGAGATGGGGGGATGCAAGAATCATACTGATCGTGGAAATTTCTTCCAAAGAGAACCTACCATCAAAAAGTTCCAAAGGGATTGTAATATCATTCTTTTTCATATTTTTCACTAATCATCTTAGCACATTCCCACCAATCTGTCAAATCATTATTATCACTAATTAAATGCATTGAACATTTTCCAGCATATACACTTGGTTGAGAGCATAATACAATATCTTCTCTACCACAAAGCATGAGTGTTTCTTCCATAAGTTCCTGATATTCACAATCATAATCGAGAATAGCAGTTCCACCATTTTCTAAAGGTAACATATTAAGTTTGTAGTTCATCTAAGT